CGCCCCGTAGAAGTCAGGGTCGGTAATCTGGGCAAACACGTCGGTGTTGTAGTTGTAGATGAACCCGTCAGGGTTGCAGGCAATAAACAACTGCGTACCGTTGTCTGCCATGCTTACAGGGCCAGTGCCGGTCACCGTACCCTTTAGGGTAGCAACGTAGGCAGAGGTCACTTGGTAGAAGCCAGTCCCCGACACGACGTACAGGATGCCGCTGTGCGACCACATACCGCGAATAGGGCCGTTACCCACGGTAGCCACAAGGCGTAGACCGGGGCAGCGGTTCAGGAAGCCGGGTTCCTTACCACCTTCAGGCACCGCTTCCGGAAAGAGATTGACCATGCGGTTGTCGGCGGCGTTAACCGACCGTGCTACATATGCCGCGCCAAGGATGGGGGTTTTCATGCGGTTCCCAACTTACGCCAGCCTTTACCGGTAGACCACAGGCGCTTGCCCATGCGGACGTTAACGGCGGGCGGTAGGAAGCATTCGTGTACGACAGAATACGTCCGCTTAGTGCGGACACAAACGTCAAGCCAGCCGGAGTTAAATATGATTTCCATATTAGTAATCAGAAATTCCCAGCAAAAATATTGTACCTTTGCCTGGTTCCCACAATGCTGTACGGCAGCGCCATCACATCATCAGGGTTATTGATGCGCTTCAGGTTCCGCTTGCTGGTCATCGCAATTCGCTGCACCTGAGGCGAGGGTTCCACGCCAAACTCAGGCGCAATCTCGCAGGCAAGGTTGTAGCGAAACGCCCGCAGGTAGCCAGGCGGGAACGTCAGGGCCGTAGACAGCGTGGCGGGCTGGTCTAGCGGGTCTACCGAGATAAAATGCCACTCCAGCGCACGGGTTGGCACGGGGTAAACGTGCAAGTCTACGTCAGGGTAGTTGGTGTTAACCCACATGACCTGCGGAAATGACGAGGTAACGGTTTTAACCGCAATGCCGTCGTACTGCTGCTGGTTGATGATTTTAATGCCATACGAGATGCCTGAAGACGCATCTACAAAGTAGGTGCTGTCGTCTAGCAGGATAGGGCGGTTGCCGATAAAGTCGCCCGTCGGGCCAAGCGTGCGGCTGAGTTGACTAGCAGGCCAAGTGAACACCTGCTCTTGCGTGGTGTAGACCGACAGGCGTTCCGTAGACCACGAATCAATCATCTGCTGCATGGCAACGAGCGCATCTGCGCTGGCGGCAGCGGACGGCGATTCACCCTCGGCAAGCATACCGATGAGCCGCATAGCGCCGTTTATAAGGTCGCCAGTGGTAGCGGTAGCAGGAGTGCCGGTGAGTACAATAGGCATTAGTTAATCCCCCTGCGCTTTAGCCACGCAGCAAACAGTTCATCCTGCAAATGCTGCTGCCATTCAGCCTCACACATTTGACCGGAGCAGTAGCACTCAAACAATAGCGCGTACATCGGCGGCCTCTTTTTTGTCCACGTTACGCAAAGCAGTTACCAGTGGCTCTACTTCGCGCATTGGGCGGTTCATAAGGTAGTCATGCACGGCCTTGAGCAACGCCTCAGGAATCAGGTAGGTTTCGTTGCTCATGTTACGCCCCAATCAAATGGTGAGCGCCAGCAGTGCCGCTGTGGATGCGCTCCACTAGCCCTTTCACATACTGCGCTAGTTGAGTAGTTGTGACAGTAGCGGTATCAAACGAAGCGGTGTTGGTTGTGCCAGTTGGCAATCCAAAACCAGTTTGCAACGAGCGAATGTAAGAATTGCTGCCGCTGCCGGTGTTTACAGCAAGCGGAGAACTAGCAACAGTTACCTGGCTTGCTGAGATTTGCAGCTTGCTGTTTCCTGCAATAACAAAGTTTATTGCGGAAAGCGCAGACGAATAAACAATATAATCGCCGTTGAATGCTGTGGTGCGCCAATCTGCAACAAGATTACCGGATGCGCTTGCGGCATTGTTAAGGTAGATTCGGTCATTGCCCTTTAAGGAAATTGCGGCTTTGTTAGCGCCAAAGTCCAAGGATGACATGGCAAAATCTAGACCAGTTACCCACTTTCCGGTGCTGGAAAAAATGGCGTCACAAGTAGCAGAGCCGGAGTTTTGAGCGCGATAGCCCATCCATACGGCGCTCTTAGCACCAGTAACAACCGTGCGGTTAAAGTTATTTACTACGCCAATAGCAGCAACATCAAACCCATTGTCCTTAAGAATTGTTTCGTAAGGGTTTAGGTAGACGCCATCTGCGCCTGCGGTCATGTCGCCGTTAAACAAAGACGCCGCAGGGTTGGCAAGAAAGTTGGTGCTTCCTGTTTTGGTTCCGGTTACAAATGCCGTGGCGTTGTATGCAGCGCAATCGCCCTGCCCGTAATTGTCAACCTTGGTTCTAAACGCTACTGCTGCGGTACGTCCGTCGTTTCCGGAGGTACTTTGATTCCACCCGCTGCTGTTATACAGATAGGTAAAATACGGATACGCTTCGGGGGTGTATGTGTACCCTGAACTCGGCTGACCAAGTGTTGCAGCGCCAGTAATACGATGTTCCATCGGAACTTGGCACTTTGCCAAGTCTCCGTTGAATGCCGTATCAACGCTACCGTAATTTCCAAGCGCCGATGGAGCCGCCTTGATGGCGGCAAAAAACTTGCCCCGCTTGTTGCCAGCGGAGTCTTTAATTTGCCCATAGCCGTTGTACGGGCCATCTAGCGCAGTTGCAGCAACAGTGGTGCAGTTGTAGACACCGGCAGGAACGGTAACCAGCGTAGCGGCTGCGTCGGCAGCAAGCACGGTTGTGCTGTTGTCAGCGGTTCCGTTGCCGTTTATGACCCCGTAATCGCCTAGGCCATTTACGCCCGCATCCGTCTGGTCAAACAGCGTGATGTCCGTCTTCAGTTCTGCCGCAAAGTTGGTAGCAGAAATAGACAAGGTGTAGCGACCGTTGTCGGCGTAGAAGAAAAACTGACCGTCAGTGTCCGTCGTGACGATGCTGCTTGGCACAACCGTCAGGCCGTTGTCGCTGTAGATGGTAGCAAGCGTTAACGTGTTGTAAACGTACACGGTGACAAGCGCAGCAGGAATGGCGTTGCCGTGAACGTCTTGGATGGCGTCTTGGTACTTTTGCACGGTTAACCCTCGGCGGTCTTAGGGGGTCGTCCTCGACGGCGAGCAAGCTCGTTAACCGGAGCCGCCTCAGTGGGCGTGTCGTGATTGTACCGCGACCAACCGTTGTTTTCATCCTCCACAGCCTCTACCTCGCTAATAGCGACTTTGGTGCCGTGGACGGGGTGGGATAGGTAGATGACCATAGTAAGGGTCAGGGGGCCGAAGCCCCCCTTCCCAGTGCCATTACACGCGGTAGCAGGTGTAAGCGGCGTCGCCGGTCTTGCGGCAAAGGTAGCGACCCGAGGTCGAAATAGCCACCGTAGCCGAGCCAACAATCGTCCAGCCCGTGCCAGCGGTAACCGTGACGGCACCCGAGGACGAACCGAGATTGATGAACACAATCTCAAACGAGCTGTTGACCTTGGCGTTCGTGAGCAACGTGTCGGTCAGAGTAGCGGTCGGCAGGGTGATAGCCACCGCAGCCGTGTTCGTGGACGTGTACAGACCGCCGGTCAGTTCAGCCGCCGTGAGGGTGACCGAGGTAGACGTGGTAGCGCCAGGAGCGCCCTGATTGAAAAGGGAAACTTCGTTGAGGTTACCGTCCGTGTACTGGTAACCACCACCAACTGAGGAAAGAGGCATTGTGAATACTCCAAAACTGAGAATGAGGTAAGTAACCCCGGCTGTTACACCGGGGTCACGGCAGGGCTGTTAGCCCCAGATGCGGCAGGCAGCCTGCGGGCGGATGGTGGAGAAGCCGTACAGCACGTCGATACGGCAAGGCATACGGTCGTTGTTGATGTCGTACTGACGCACAACACGCAACGAGATACCGTTATGCACCTGACGCGACGCCATGTCCACGCCCTGCGGGAGCAGGAGGTCGGCAGTGGCAAACGTGATGGCATCCTTCTGGTACACCAGATTCTGCGGGTACACCGTAGAAGCCGAACCCAGAACCGTCACAGCAGCGTTGTCAGCCGGGAAGGCGCTGATGGTCGCCAGTGCGCTGGTCGGGGTGTACATGGCGGGGGAAACCGACACGCTAGCCCACGCACCCGAGGACGCGGTGGCAAGGGCCGTCACCGTGAACTGCTGGAGCGAACCAGTGGACTGACGGGTCTGCGGGTTGACCG